AGTAAAAGATATGCAAAGACTTTTAAATAAATTATTTAGTTTAGCTTTATCTCACGCACAAACAGCAGCTGGTTTAAAACTTATGATACCTCAAGGTAGTGTAGAAGATTTATCTCAAATAGAAAAAGATTGGGCTAATCCTAATGCTGTTATTGAATATGACCCAAGTTATGGTGAACCACATTTAGCTCAACCACAACCATTGTCTGGTGAGTTTTATGCTTTGATTAATCAAGTAGAAAGATATATAGATTTAAATTTTGGAGTGCCAGAATTGTTACAAGGTTTTAAATCTGGTGCAGCAGATAGTGTACGTGGTACTATGTTATTAGCACAAATGGGTGAAGGTAGAGGTGCTAGTAAACTTAGAGATATAGAAATGTCACTACAACAATTAGGTAAAGTATTATATCAAATGTCAAAAGGACATTATACTTTTGAGAAAAGTTTTAGAATTGTACAACCAAATAATGATATTACAGAGTTTACAATTAATAATCGTTTGTATGATGATAAGAAAAAAGAAATACTTACAATACAAAATGATATAACATCAGGACAATTTGA